CTATTTCCTATATTTGAGCAAAATGTGACATGGGTAGCTAAAAGTGAAAGCGATTATGCCTTTACCTTTCAAACATGTGAAGGGATGGCCGTCGGTGCAGATATAGGAATCACTTTTAATCTAAAACCGGATGCAATACCTTTGATATTTCAAAAGTATCGATCAGGCATTCGAGAAATTACAGATATTTTTGTTAAGAATTATGTTCGGGATGCTATCAATCGAGCTGCTTCAAAAATTAAGATTGAAGACCTTTATGGGCCCGGCAAGGAAGCTTTCTTTCAGGATGTAGAAGATTCAATTCGTTCCGATCTTTCTCCAATTGGGATTAATTTGAGTAAGATTTATTTGATTGGCCGATTTGGTTTTCCTTCCAATGTTATTGTGGCTCTTAATGCTAAAATCGAAGCCACACAAAGAGCTGAGCAAAGAGAAAATGAATTAAGAGAAGCAGAAGCGCAAGCCAAGAAGGAGATTGCTAAAACTGATGGTAATGCTAAATGTATGTACATTGAAGCAGAAGCACAAGCCCGATCTAGCCTTATCAAGGCAGAATCAGAAGCAAAGGCAAATAAATTGCTTGCTGAATCAATTACAAAAGAACTTGTAGACTGGCAAGGAGTGCAAAAATGGGATGGAAAACTACCACAGGTTTCCGGTCAAACTACACCCTTTATAAATTTGAGGTAATATGGAATATGTTTTAGCAGCATTCGGGATACTTTTTCTAATCGTTTGTTTGGGATGTTTGACACTATTGGCTATTTATGGAACCATAAAAGCAATAAGGGAGATGAAAAAATAATATGTTATGCGATAACTGCGAAAGCTTTATTATTCAGGAAGTGCAAAAAATGCATGGATTCAAGGGACCTTATGTGAATTATAAATGTGATATAGAACATACTCAGGATATATATGGAGGGAAATTTAGCCATTGCAACCGAAAATATTGGCTCGAAGAATTGAAAAAACTTGAGGAATGAATCTGATAACTGATAAGAAATGAACTTTATAATTTACCCACCTGAAAACGCTGTTTTTTTTGAATGCCAGCAGTGCAAAAATCCTGCTATAAAATCCATTGAAGATAATTCAACAGAGAGAAGATGTTTATATTGCCAGATCAATAGTTTACCAACAAAAACAGGTCTCTATAATGTTGAGAATCAATATAATCAAACAGGAATTTCTTTTTGGGATGGAGATAAATGGGGTGAATGGTCAGGTGTAAAAGGTAATTGTATGCATTATGGAGATGCTAACGTTGTGAAATATGAATATATTGGAGAAAGTGACAATGAACCTGATAACTGAATACAAAATATTTAATTCGAATGATGAAAATGTCCACTTCGATATCATCGCACAATCCAAAGGTGGCTGGAAACTGATTGACGAAGTGCTTGAATCAAGGGATAAGATTATCCTGATATTTTCTAAAGTTGTGAGGAAGGATGAATGAATCCAATATTTAAGTTAACTCCTGAAGAGAAAAAAGAAATCGAACAAAAGATGAGTGAAATAAATAATATCGACACACTTAATTTGAGTAAAGAGGCAGTTGATTTTATTTTGAGTTATCATGAAGAATTAGCAATAAAACTAATTATGAGTAGAGATCAAGAATAAATGAATCCACTATTACCGCGGCCAGATCTATCCCAATCATTAAAAGATGCTGGATTTGTCTACAGAGAACCAACTGAAGATATGAAGAATCATCCTAAATATAAATTTGCAAAAGATTTTTTGGATAAACAAATATCTATCGATTTAACTCCAAAAGTATCCCAGAAAGGAATGATTGAGGTTAAACTTGAAAATGATTCTGAGACTTGCGAGGATAAGAAATGAATTGGATTAAATGTGAAGAGAAAGAAGCGCCAAAAAATGAAAAATTCCTATTTAAATATCATTATGGAATAGGATTAGGCGAATATGGTCAATGCTATACAACATTTAATGGAAATTCGGAAAGAACTCATGAAGCCTATATTTTGATATTACATCCATCAGAATGGGAAGAAAAAAATCCCTTTGAATGGAGTCATGAAAGAATGATTGAAATGGAGGTATCATGGATGCCCCTTCCAAGTTAAATTGGATCAAAGTCGAAGATCAATTGCCTAAAAATAAACAGCCGATAATATTTAAAGCCAATTATCCATTGTTTTGTGCCGGATTCATGGAAAAAACTGAATCAGGATATCAATTCTATCATCAGTCCAGTGATCAAACTACTATATATCCTATGCATGGCATTACTCATTGGATGTCACTTTACACTTATATAGAAAATCCCGAATAACCAAATAAATTCCCTCCTATCAACAAAATACTTGAATTTCTAATCTCAAAACCATATATCTAAATCTTGAATTAAAATAATGTCTTAACACAGGAGAGAGACATATGGAAAAATCATACCCTAAAAAATCGGGTTCAAATAATACACGGCCAAATAAATCTGAGCGCGAAGGCTCAAAAGAAATGAAGTCTAATCCGGATAAAGGCCCTCCTATGCTTATGGGAGAGCACCACTTTGATAAGGGTTATGAATCAGATTCAGAAGTTTTTGACAGATCAAAATCATATCCAGGTGATGAGCAGCGTGGAAATGAATATGTGAAAGCAAACAAAGAAATGATCTCACGTGATAGTACAAAGCTTAAAAGATCGAAATTTAGTAAGATTGCATGATTTCAGTACCTTATGCTTCTTCAGGTCAGGAATTAGGGGAAACGCGTCTTGAAATGACGCGTGACCTTATGCGGATACATTTGGAAAATGCGATCAATAAATGTAAACATTTGAAAGGCAAATATTACGTTTTATTTCACACAAAGCCTTTTCCGGAGATTCTGCAAAACTGTGCCTTTAAAGTTAAAGGTGTCCTAGTGGGCACTGAAAAGAAAAAGATCAAGCAACAAGTAATTTACGGAATCCCTATAAAGCCTCATATGATGCTATCAACTCTTTTATTCGGTGTTAATAACGATACTGGAGAGATAACCATAGAATGGGCTTTACCGGGAGACTGGCCTACTTGGGCAGTCGGGGGGACAAATGAGCCTATACCCGAAACCATAGCAAGTATTAAAGAATCGGGAATTCAGTATCACTATGCTGATTTCCTTCCTGACTAAAAAATTTTGTTAAAAATGACAAGTAATTTCTTTAGCGTCGACGGCCTCCAATGCGGAGTATTTAACGGTCGCTAATGGGCATAAACGAAGCGGTGCCAGCTTCAAAAGGAAATAGAGATGTCAGAAGAAGAAGAAAATGTTCCTGAGCAGGAAGTTCAGGAGCAACCGGAACAAGTTGAAGAGCAAGTTGTAAATACTCCTGAGCCTAAGGAAGATCAGAATCAAATTAACTGGCGTCAGGCGAATGAAGTCATGCGATTGCAAAAGCAGCGCATTGATGAGCTGGAAAAAGATCGACAAGAGCGATTTAAACCAGTTCAAGAGGTTGAAGAGCCAGACGAATTCGCTAATGAGGATCCGGATAATTATATTACTGTGGCTAAAGCTCGGCAAATGGCTGATAAAGCCGCTGAGAAAAAAGCCAAAGCCTTTGCTCAGCAAGCTGTGCAGGAATATGCAGCTCAACAGAATGTTGCACAATCGGAAGATCGGGCACGTTCTAAATATGAGGATTACGATTATGTCATCGAAAACTTTGTTCTGCCTCAGATTAAAAACGACCCGGCGCTTGCATACAAAATAAGCCAATCCAAAAATCCGGCGGAAACGGCGTATAAGCTAGGAAAATTAGACACTTTTGAGGATTCCATGACAAAGTCAGCACCAAGCCCCAAAGCTGAAAAGATCTTAAAAAACTCTCAGAGGCCAACGAGCTCGAATGCTGCGGGATCTCTTAAAACACAGGCTGATAAATATAGCAATATGTCTCCAGCGGATATATGGGCGGAATCACAGAAGTATGCGCGCAGGGCTTAAAATGGATTTAAGCGATGACAATTACCACAAGTAACGCATTGCCTCCGCCAGTCCAACAATGGTTTGATAACGTGCTTTTATCACGTCCAATGCCAAAGTTGATACATAAGCAAATGGCAATGAAAAAAGAGCTTCCACCTAACAGTGGACGCATTGCGAGATATCGCAGATATACAAACCTTGCAACTGCAACGGTGCCCCTTCCCGATTCAGGTTTGACACCTCCCGGGCAAGTTTTAAGTTCTGTTGACATAGATGCAAGATTAGACTTTTATGGAACATATGTCACTATTACAGATAGTGTTATGTTCATTAATCAGGACCCTGTTTTAAATCAGACTGTTTCCCTTTTGGCGCAATCTATGAGAGAAACAGAAGACGAGCTAATCAGAAACATGCTCGCTTCTACTGCTTCAGTTATTAACTGTACTGGTGGAGTGAACGGGGATAGCCCAACTGAATTAAGCCGTAGCGATATTGACTCAACGATCTTAGCATTGCTCGGAAACGATGCGATCATGATCTCTGACAATATTGAAGGAACTTTGAAATTTGGAACTGCTCCGGTGCGAGAAGCTTTTTGGGGAATGATGAGTACTTCTGTTCTTGATGATTTGGAAGCTGTCACAGGCTTTATTTCTCAAGCGCAATACCCTTCAAACATGAACGTATTGAATGCTGAATGGGGTTCTGTTTCTAACATTCGTTTCTTGTACAGCTCGAAAGGATCTGTCACACCAAACGCTTCGTTGAACGGTAACAACATTTATAACATATTCGTCACTGGTCAGGAAGCCTATGCAATGATCGAATTGACGAATGCGACAGCGTCGTTTATTTACACACCTCCAGGGGGGCCAACTGACCCTCTTAGAAGGTTGCAACTTGGAGCTTGGAAAATGGCTCAAGTACCTCGGCTCATGAACGATGCGTGGCTCTTTAATCTACGCGCAACCCACTCATAGGAGGTAATTATATGACTTTTCCAGGACGCGATATGAGACAAGGGACTTTTACAGTTCCTTCAACAGTAAGCAGTACAGTAGGGGCATTGGTCAACGTTAATTGCGGTTTTTTGCCGACTAAAGTCGAGCTGATCGATATGACAGCTTTAACATCTATGTCTGGCGGTCCTCCATTAGCTAACCCAGGCGCCACTTATCTGACCTATAGAGCTGTTTGGCAGCAAGAATTTGCGTCGGCAACCACTCCTTTTACACTTGTAGAAGGAATATCC